AGCAGCTCCTCGACTCCATCGCCCACAGCCACGTCGACGCCGTCGTCGCCTGGCACCCCGACCGGCTCCACCGCTCACCTCGCGAGCTCGAGCGGTTCATCGACCTCGTCGAGCACCACCGGGTCCAGGTGGCCACAGTCCAGGGCGGCCAGTACGACCTCTCCACCGCCGCCGGGAGGATGACCGCCCGCGTCGTCGGAGCCGTCGCCCGCCACGAGTCCGAGCACAAGAGCGAACGGCACCGGGCCAAGGCCGCCGAGCTGGCCCGGGCCGGCGCGGTCGCCGGGGGCGGCACCCGCCCCTACGGGTTCCACGACGACCGGGTCACCATCCGTGTCGACGAAGCCGCCGTGATCCGAAACGCCGCCCGCCGGGTCCTCGCCGGCGAGACCCTCCGCGGGATCTGCGCGGACCTCAACCACCGAGGGGTCGCCACGGTCACCGGGGCCACCTGGTCGCCGACCGTGCTGCGCCGCGTCCTCACCTCGGCCCGTACCGCCGGGCTCCGGGAACACCACGGGACCACCACCCCTGCCGTCTGGCCGGCGATCCTCACCACAGCCCAGCACCACCGGCTCGTCGCCGTGCTCTGCGACCCCGCCCGACGGGTCAACCACACCGCCCGCCGGTACCCGCTCACCGGCCTCGCCCACTGCGCCCTCTGCGACGCCCGCCTCGTCGCCCGCCCGCGAGCCGACCGCACCCGCTGCTACGTGTGCGCCACCGGGCCCGGGAACCGAGGCTGCGGGAAGATCCGGGTCCTCGCCGAACCCCTCGAGGACCTCGTCGCCCGCCAGGTCTTCGCCGTCATCGACGAACGCACCCTCAGCGGGCGCCTCGACGACCGCCCCGGCGACGACGCAGTGCTCCTACGCATCGCCGCCGTCGAAGCCCGCCTCGACGAACTGGCGGCCGAATGGGCGACCGGGACGATCGATCGGCGCTCCTGGGGTGTCGCCCGCCAGCACCTCGTCGACGAGCTCGCCGCCCTGCGCGCCACGCTGGCCGACGTCGACGCCGCCCAAGCGTGGGCCGGGCGCCCCGGGACCCTCGCCGACGCCTGGCCGGGGCTGCGGGTCGATCAGCAGCAGGCGATCCTCGCCGCGGTCGTCGAGCGGGTCGTGGTCGGCCCGGCGGTCCGTGGCCGGGCCCGGTTCGATCCCGCCCGGGTCAGCACGACGTGGCGCTGACCTCCACCCGGTAGGTCTCGTCGGCCGAGAAGCCGCTCGCCGCACGGGCACGCGGAGTCGTGGCCCACTTCCCCAACCCGATCTCGTCGCCGTTCAGGCACAGGAACTGCACCCACGCCTGATCCATCGAGGATCGCTCGCCGGCCACCGAGCGCAGCACCTCGTCGAGCACGACCGGGTCGGCGGTGTCGACGGTCACCGACACCGTGGCCACGCCGGGGACGGTCGGAGGCCCCACGGTGTACGTCGGTGGTGGTGTCGTCGTGGTCGTCGGCTCCGGCGTCGAGGTCTCCGACGAGCACCCGACGAGGACGACGGCCAGGAGGAGGCCGACCGACAACGAATGCCACCGGTGTAAGTCACAGGCCCCCCGTACTCTGCTCAGCATGTGCGAATGCGAGAAGCGGGTGGAGGCCCTCGAAGAGTGGCGGACCAGGGTGGAGATGGGGCTGATGTTCATGGCCGAGGGCGCTCGGCTTGGACTTGTGAGAGCTGACGAAACAGAGAGACGAGCGACTCCCGAGCCTCCAGGGGAATGTCTGCCGCTGACCGGATGACGTTCTCGACGGTTTCGGCGCCGACGGCGAGGTAGCCGGCCCGACGCAGGATCTCCCCGGTGGGGACTTCGAGCACGGCTTCGCAGGCGGCCATCACGTCGAGCTGCATGTTGCCTTCTCGTTCCCACTTCCCGACGGCGGTCTGGGTGTAGGAGTCCCGACCAAGCAGTGGGGCCACGGCTTCGCCGAGGTCGGCCTGAGTCATCCCCGCTTCGTCGCGGATCTGTTTCAGGCTCGCCCCTGCCTGCACGGCGAGCGTCGTCGGGTCCATGCGGAGGACAGTAACCCGATCGGTCTAGCTGGGGATATGACCAGATATGACCGATGTAACTACCCGGATGTAGTGCGCTCTCAGAGATTCTCTTGACTCCCTAAGTGCTATGACCTAGAGTCATCCGCATGACCCTAGATCCTAGAGACGCCGCAGCGATCGGGCGTCGCATCCGGTCGTTTCGAGAGGGCCACGATCTCACCCAGGTCGAGCTGGCCAAGCGCTGCTACGTCACACAGAGCGCCGTGAGCCGCTGGGAGTCCGGGGCGAAGATCCCCGCCCGACGCACCCAACGGCTCCTGGCCGACGTTCTGCACACCACCCGAGGGGTGCTGTTCCGCGAGGCCGTCGTCGCCGAGGACGCCGAGGTGGCCGCGTGATCTGCGTCGACTGCGGCTCCGCCGACGCCCACGTCTCCCGGCTCTGCGACGCCTGCATCGCCGAGCGGGCCCGGGCCGAGCGCACCGCCCAGGGCCTCGATCCCACGATCAACGACCCGGCCGTCCTCGACCGGATCGCCGTGATCGTCGCACCCACCGAGACCGAGAAGGGGGCAGCGTGAGCCCGTGGGTCGCGGCCCGGGGGTCCGTGAACGCGTCCGAGCCTCCCCCGCCGAGGCGTGGACAGCGAGCGGACGTGGAACCCGTGCCGCTTGCCCCGACCGGTTGGTCCCCCTGGCCGGTCGGGGCTTCACCCGCAACAGACAGCGCCCCGCATCCCCCTCGCTTGACCGGCAGGGGAGCGGGGCACCGACACCCGAAAGGTACACCCATGAACACCACCGACCAGCTCCTCCACCGGCTCCACGAGCTCACCGAGGAACTCTCCGAGACCCTCGGCCGACTCGACGACCTCATCGGCCCCCGCTTCGTCCCCGTTGGCCACATCGACGACACCCCGGTGCGGCCGCTCAACCACCACCGCTACGCCTCCGAGCTCGTCGGCAACGAGATGGTCGAACGCACCCCCGGCACCTGGGCACGTCTCGTCGACGTTCGCCACGACGACCCGTTCGGCAACGGCATCGACCTCTACTTCGACGACGGCCAGTGCCTCACCGTGCACCCCAACTCGTCGGTGCGGGTCCGCCACGACAGCAACCACCCCGCCGTGGTTCGCGAGGGACTGGCCGCTGCTCGCGAGGCGCTGCGCTCCACCGCTCCCCAGGGCGCGGCGTGATGGGCGCTCCGCTCAACTTCTCCGACGAGGCCCACGCCGCCAACGCCTACATCGACCCGACCGACCCCGAAGGGCGCAAGCTGATGGGGTCCACCACAGTCATCAAGAAGGCGCTCCCCCCGTACCTGGTGCCGTGGGCGGCGAAGCTCACCGCCGAGTACGCCGTCGACAACGTCGACTCCTGGTCGGGCCTCGACCGAGCCGCCGCCGTCGACATGCTCAAGCGGGCACCCGACCGCACCCGTGACGCCGCCGGCGACAATGGCACCGTCGTGCACCGGGTCATGGAGCTCGCCGCTCGAGGTGAGCGCCCCGACGAGGTCTACGACGCCCACGTCCAGGGCTACATCGGCGCCGGCCTGGCCTTCCTCGACGAGTGGCAGCCCGAGTTCATCTGGCACGAAGCCACCGTGTTCCACCCCGAGGCGGGCTACGCGGGGACGCTCGACTTCATCGCCCGCCTCCCCCGCCTCGGTCTGGTGATCGGCGACTACAAGACCGCCAAGGGGATCTACCCCGAGGTCGCGGTCCAGTTGGCCTCCTACCGCTACGCCTCCCACGCCGTCGACGCCCAACACCAGCGCGTCGAGATCCCCCACGTCGACGGCGCCGTCGTCGTGCACATTCGAGGCGACGGCACCTACGAGGTCCGCCCCGTCAAGGCCGACGAGGCCGCCTTCGACGCCTTCCGTCACTGCCTGGCGGTGTGTGACTGGAAGGCTCGCAAGGGTGTCGTCGGCGCCAAGGTCGCCCCGCCCGCCCCCGGTCCCGCCGACCCGTTCGCCGGACTCCCCGACTCCACCGGCGCCCCGCAGAAGCCCCGCCCCGTCGAGCGTCGAGAGTGGCTCCGGGCCCGGATCGCCAACATCCTCGCCGCCGAGGTCCCCACTGCGACCCTCGCCGAGTACAACGTCGACTCGCCGGCGACGCTCATGGTCCAGTGGTGGCCCGAACGTGTCGCCACGCTCAAGGCGTCCGACGCCCACACCGACGACGAGCTCACCGCCATCGCCGAGCGGTGCACGATGGTCGAGGCCGCCCTCGGGCTGACGTTCCCCGACCCCGACCCGGCGGTACCCCTCGTCCCCGAACGCCTGGCGGCCGACCACCCCGACGTCGTCGCGATGGTCGCCAGGCTCCGGGCCCTGCCGTCCGATCTGCTCCTGGATGTCGAGGACGGGGCCGCACAGGTCCCGAACATGGTGGCCCTCACCTCCGGGCGGATCACCCCGGAATTGATCGACGCCCTCGACGAGATCGTGGCCAAGGCCGAGCACGTCCACACCGGGCGGAAGATGGCGGCCGCCGCCCTCTGCTCGTCGCTGTCCGCCCTCGGTGTCCCCGAGGCGCCCGTCGTCAGCGCCGCCACCCTCGGCCACCACGAGGACCCCGCCCGGCTCACTGAGGCCCAGCTCGACCGGTTCTGGGCGCTCGTCGACGCCCTCGAGATCGGCCTCGTCACCGTCGACCCCTCTGGTGCGCTCATCGCCGGGACCGGCGACGGCCTGGTGGCGATCCACGGCAACCGGCGCGACGCACTCAACGTCGCCAAGCGCCACGCCAAGGCCCACGACCTCGACGTGCCCAAGTCCTTCGCCGACGTGCTCGGCGACCCCCTCCTCGTCGCCCTCGCCGGGCGGCAGGCACCGGCCGCAACCGCGGCCTGACAACCCACGGCTCAAGCGAGCCACTTCAAAAGAAGGAGCACCACCACCATGTCCGATGACTTCAACTGGGACGAGTTCGGCTCGCCCTCCGACTTCATGGCGTTCAAGGAGATCGGCGACGCGATCGCCGGAGAGGTCCTGGCCGTCCGCAAGGGCAAGGACTTCAACGGGGGCCCCTGCCCCGAGCTCGTCATCCGCACCGACGATGGCGACGTCACGGTCACCGCCGGCCAGACCGTCCTCCAGTCGTGCCTCGCCGAGGTCCGGCCGCGCACCGGCGAAAAGGTGGCCATCACGTACAGCGGCGTCGGGGACGCGAAGCCGGGCAAGGCCCCGGCGAAGCTCTTCACCGTCGCCGTGCGCGACGCCGCCGGCCAGCTCCGGACCGCACCGCAAGCGAGCGCCCCCGCTCCGGCCGCGACGCCGGCCCCGGCGCCCGCCGCAGCCACGTCGCTGATCTGAGCGACCGCCTCGCCCACCCCCAGGGGGTGCACCGGCGTCATGGCCGGAGCGGGGCACCACCGAGCACGACCCACCCACCCAGGAGGACGCATGACCGACACCGAAGCGACCGTCACCTTGCCCGATGGCGGCACCGACGACCTGGCCGAGCTGACCGTCAAGCTCGGCGGGAACCGCAACGAGATCGAGGTCCCCGCGAACCGGTTCGCAGCGGCATGGCTCAACGTGTTCCTCGCCGCAGGTGAAGACGGGGCACCGTCACTCGACCGGGCCGTCCAGATCGAGGTCCACGACGACCGCATCCGGCTCATCTCGTCGGACTCCTACACGATGCACGCCGCCGAGGTCCCCCGGTCGCTCGACGACGACATCGGCCAGGACCTCGACACGGGCTCGGCCCCCGACGAGGTCCTCCTGGTGCACGACTTCGAGGGTCGGGCCAAGGCCCTCATGGCGTGGGTGCACTCGTCGACGAAGAAGGACGAGTTCGCCACGGTGTCGTTCTGGGTGGGGTCGATGGAGGACCCGAACCAGCCGACGCTGCTCCCCGCCCTCGCCCGCCGGGGCCTGGTTCTCGATGCCGGCCATGAGCGGGTGTGGCTCCCCGTCGACGAGAGCGAACCGTTCGAGTGGCGCAACCTGTTCGACTCGGACCCGGACCCGACCATCGAGGTGGCCTTCGATCCCGAGTTCCTCGCCCGCCCGGCGAAGTTCAAGAACCGCGTCGGGCCGGTGGTCTGCACCCACACGGACGGGCCGATGGTGTTCCACGTCGAGGGCAACCCGACGGTCCACGGGCTGATCGTTCCGGTGAGGCTCCCATGACCCCGCTCTCGACGTTCGACGCAGCGGGCCGGCGGCGGCCCCCGGGCCGGGACTGGTGGCCTGCCGTGTACCTCGCCTCGCTCCCGATCGTCGCCGCGGTCGGCGGCGTCGCCATCGCGTGGGTGCTCGACGCGAACCTGTCGCCTCGGCACGTGATCGTCGGGCCCGTCACCCTCGCTCTGCTGGCCGCACTGTTCGCCGCCCAGCATCGGCGCACGGAGATCGAGCACGCCGAGACGCTCGCCGAGTACCGCAGGGAGCTGGCCCGGGAGCGTCGGGCGAACCTGACCCAGCAGCGCATCATCGACGACCTCCTCGCTGAGCCCAGGGACGCGGCGTGAAGGCGCTCACCATCCGCCAGCCCTGGGCGACCCTGATCGCCGATGGCGTCAAGACGATCGAGACCCGGTCGTGGTCCACCCGCCACCGGGGCCCGCTTGCCGTCCACGCCGGGCTTACCAAGATAGCCGGTACCGATCCGGGGATGGCTGATGTCTATCGCCCCCTCCTCCAACCCGAGCGCGCCGGGATGCTGCGCCGGCCGTTGGCGCTCGGGGCTGTCGTGGCGACCGCCGTGCTCGCCGACTGCGTGCCGATGCTCGTTCTCGGCGACGACGGGGACCATCACGCTCCGCACCTCTGCCTCGACAGCGACGGCGAGGCGATGCTGCTGCTCGACCACGGTGAGCGGGATTGGGAGAACAACGCCGGCGACCAGTTGCCGTTCGGCGACTTCGCTCCGGGCCGCTGGGCGTGGGTACTCACCGACGTGCAGCCCTTCGTCACGCCGATCCCGGCCAAGGGCCGTCAGGGGCTGTGGGATTGGGACGCGGCGTGAGCCGCGACGAGGTCCTCGAGTGGGTGGCGCTGTGGTCCTGGTGCTGCTCGCCGTGATCGCGGCCGTGGTGACAGGGGCCGGCTGGTGAGCCAGCCCACGATCGACGAGCTCCGCGCCAAGCGTGACCTACTCAACACCGAGGCCAGGACACACAAGCGCCTCAGCGCCGATCGGCGCCGCACCCTCGCCAACGAGGCCCTCTTCGCTGTCGGCGTGCACCCGGCCACTCGCCGGCCCCTGATTCTCGTCGGGGCGACATGCGAGACGTGCGTGCACTCGTCGAGGGAGCACGGCGGGGCCCGGTCCTACTGGAAGTGCGCGAAGCACCGCCTCGGCATGTCCCGCTCGTCGGCGTCCGACATCCGCAAGTCCTGGCCGGCGTGCGCCCTGTGGGAGCCCGCCCTGTGACCACGCACGTCCTCGACCTGTTCGGTGACCGGCCGCTGACGGTCGAGCGCTTCCTCGCGAAGGTCGCTCCGCCCGACGGGTCCGGCTGCGTCACCTGGACCGGCGCCACCTCACGTGGATACGGGCGTTTCCGCGACGGCACCAAGACCTTCCTGGCACACCGTTGGGCCTACGAAACCTTCGTCGGCCCGATCCCCGACGGGCTCGAACTCGACCACCTCTGTCGCAATCCAGGGTGCGTGAATCCTGACCACCTCGAGCCCGTCACTGGCCGTGAAAACAAGCACCGCGGCAACACGATCGCGGCGGCCAACGCTGCAAAGACCCACTGTCCAGCCGGCCACCTCTACGACGATGCGAACACCATCGTCCAGCCAAAGCCGTGGGGTGTGAGCCGGAAGTGCCGAACCTGCAAGCAAGCGCGTGATCGGGAGTACGACGCCCGACGGAGACTCAAGCGAGCCTCCCGATGACGCCGCGGTCCTGGAATCTGGATCTCTTCGGACAGAGACCCTTGACGGTCAACAAGGTCGCGACGATGCACCGCCAGCAGTGGGCGACCCGCACCCGCGACGAGCGCCGGGCGTGGGCGCTGCTCGCCCAGGCCGAGAAGGTCCCGCCGCTCGGGCGCATCCGCATCGTCGCCACCCCGCTCCACAAGGACCGCCGTTCACCCCAAGACGTCGCTGCGTGCGCCCCTGCGGTCAAGGCGGCGATCGACGGGCTCGTCGACGCCGGAGTCATCCCCGACGACAACGCCGAACACCTCGACGAGATCGTGTTCCGCGCCCCGTGGGTGTGCGGCGCCGACGGGCTCCGCCTGGAGATCATCGGAGCTGCGCCGTGAAGCTCGGAGCGCTCGCCACCGATCAGCGCCACCTCTCGACGGGGACCCGCGAGGCGATCGAAGAGTGGGCCAAGGCCAACAGCCACAGGTGGCTGTCTGTCGAGATCCTCGACGAGACCGGGTGCCGGTTCCGTGGCGAGCGCATGGTGCTCGACGCCGATGGTCGCCCGCTCGTCCGTGGCGGCCAGCTCGTGACCGAGGTTGCGGAGGCCACGTCACCGGTCCCGTTCCCCTCGGCCGCGCTGCGGCCCCTCTCTGACGAGGAGGCCCCGTGATCGAACCCGTCCCCTCGATGTCTGCCCGACGTGTACGTCGCCCCTAACCCGTCGCGTGGTGGACGAAATGGCCCTGCTCCGCCACGGCGGCTACGGGGCCACCCGACGCACGGTCACGATCTCGTGCCGCACCTGCGGGTGGTCGCTGCTCACCGAGCTCGGCGAGGTGGGGCCGTGCTGATCGGTGAACGCCCGGAGTGGCACGCCCGTGCTGCGTGCCGTGGTGTCGGCACCGCCGCGTTCTTCCCTGAGCGAGGCGAAACCACGGTCGCGGCGATCGAGTACTGCAACCGCTGCGAGGTGCGCGACGAGTGCGCCGCCCACGCCCTCACCTACGAGATCGAGGGGGTGTGGGCCGGCCAGTCCGCCCGTGCCCGCATCCGCCTCCGGAGGGCCGCGGGGATCACCCGCATCGACCTCCAGCACGACGACCTGACCGACCCCGGATCCCACGGAGAGCCCGCATGACCATCACCACCCCGACGACGTCGAACACCGAGCAGTGGCTGGACTCCCTCCACGTCGAGTGGGTCTACGAGCCCGAGCTGGCCCTCGACCGGATCGACGTCGCCAAGTCGCTGTCCAACCAGGCCCGCATCGGCGAACCCGTCGTCGCTGACGTCGTCGAGCGGTACACCGCCGCCTACGACAACGGCGACGAGTTCCCCCCACTGCTCGCCCGCCGCACCAGCCCCCGGGCGAAGCTCGTGCTCCTCGGCGGCAACCACCGCCACGCCGCCGCCCGCGCCGCCGGGCTCACCACCCACCCCGCGTACATCGTCGAATGCACCGACGAGGTCGCCCTCGTCCTCTCCTTCGGCGACAACCGCCGCCACGGGCTCCCCCCGTCGAACGCGGAGCGGATCGCCCAGGCCGTCCACCTCATCGAACAGGGCATGACCCAGCAGGACGCCGCCGCGGTCGTCGGGGTCCAGCAGTCCACGATCTCCCGGCACCGCACCGTCGTCGCGTGCACCCGCCGCGCCGTCGGCCTCGGCATCGGCGCCGAGTACCATGGCCTCCCGATGGGGCACCGCGAACGCCTCGCGCTGCTCCGCTCCGACCCCGTGTTCGTCGAAACGGTCCGCCTCACCGTCGACGCCCACCTCTCCCAGGTGAAGCTCGGCGACCTCATCGGCCGGGTCCGCAACGCCCGCTCCGACGTCGACGCCCTCGAGCTCCTCGGCGCCACCCGCGAGGAACTGGCCACCACGATCCAGACCGGGAAGGCCCTCGGGAAGGCCGGGAAAGCCCCCGTGACCGCCTACGGGACCCTCAACGGGGCGCTGGCGAAGATCCTCGACGTCCACGCCGACCAGGTCGTCCCGCCCGATCCCACCTCGGCCGCCCGGGTCCGCAAGAAGATCACCGAAGCGGTCCGCCGGCTCATGGACATCGACGCCGCACTGAAGGCGCTGTGACCCCGCCCCGCTCACCGGCCCGCCAGGCCATCGACGCCGTCCTCGCCGACGGCCAGTGGCACACCCGCGACGAGCTGCTCCAGGCCGCCGCCGCCAAGGTCCCACCAGGGCAGGCGTGGCGCACCGGAGAAGCGGAACGCCGGCGCACCAACCCGGGGGACCGGATCCGAGGTGACGACCACACCGCCATCGCCTCCGGCGCCCGCACGATCGCCGCCGACGTCCTCCGGGGGATGGTCCGCCTCGGAACCATCGAACGGGGCCTCGACGGGCTGTACCGGGCCAAGGTCACCGACGTCGCGTGATGCCCGACCCCTCCACCCTCGACCCGACCACACCGCACGCCGCGGCACGACGCTACGCCGCGCTCGGCTGGCGGGTGCTCCCCATCCGCCCCGGCGGCAAGCGCCCCCCGATGCAGGCGTGGCAGGACGCCGCCACCGTCGACACCACCATCATCGACGCCTGGTGGACCGGCCTCTACTCCGACCACGGGGTCGGCATCGCCACCGGCGCAGCGTCGGGGGTGTGGGTCCTCGACGTCGATGTCGCCGACGGCAAGGCCGGAGACGAGACGTTGGCGGAACTCGAAGACACCTACGGCCCCCTGCCGCCCACCCCCGAACAGATCACCGGGTCAGGCGGACGGCACCTGTTCTTCGCCTGGCCGACGTCGGTGGACATCCGCAACTCCGCCAGCGGCGCCCTCGGGCCCGGACTCGACGTGCGCGGCACCGGCGGCCAGGTCGTCGCCGCCCCCACCGTGCACGCCAACGGCCAGCCCTACTCCTGGGTCGACGGCCACGAACCGTGGACCATCGGCGTCGCCGAAGCCCCCGGGTGGCTCCTGGCCATGCTCACCCCCGCCCCGGCGCCTGCAGCGCCACCGGCGAGCACCCAGGGGCCGATCCCGGGCGAGGACGGCCCCGCGGCGAGGTTCAACGCCGCCACCACCTGGGCGAGTCTGCTCACCGCCGACGGATGGACCCTGCACCACACCGACCGAGATGGCGAGCAGCACTGGACCCGGCCCGGCAAGGAACGTCGCGAAGGAACCTCGGCCACCGTCGGCTACCGGGGCAACGACGCCCTCACCGTGTTCACCTCGTCGGTCCCCGGCCTCACCCCCGCGACCACCTACTCACGGTTCGGGTACCTTGCCGCCACCCGCCACGGCGGGGACCGCTCCGCGTGCGCCCACGCCCTCATCGACGCCGGCTACGGGCGGCCCGAGGTCCCCGTCGACCTCTCCTGGATCCCCGACGTCGACGACGGGGAGGAGGAACCGGCCGCAGCCCGGCCGCTCGAGATCCGCTGGGTCGACGACCTCGACCGCCACGCCATGCCCCCCGAGCCGCCCGTGCTCATCGACGGGCTGCTCCGCTCCGGCGAGATGTGCGTCTTCGGCGCCCCTCGGGCCATCGGCAAGACGTGGCTGGCCTACAACCTGGCCATCAGTCTCGCTCGAGGTGAGGGGCGCTTTCTCGGCCACCTCGAGGTGCGCCGCCAGGCGAAGGTCCTCTACCTCCAGGGCGAGCTCGACCAGTGGGGGAGTGCCACCCGTTGGAAGCTTCTCACCGGCCTCGGCACCCCCCTCCCGCACGTCGCCGAGACGTTCGACCGGGTCCGGTTCCGAACCGTCAAGCGTCGCGTCGTGCGCCAGCGTGACGGGGTGGCGGTCACCGACGAGATGGTCGACGCCGACATCGACGAGCGCATCGAGGCGGCCATCGTGGCCCACGACATCGACGTCGTCATCGTCGACCCCTGGGCCGTGTACCTCGCCGGCGCCGAGAACTCCAACGACGAGGTCGAAGCCGTCCTCGGAACGCTGCGAGAGATCACCCTGCGCACCGGTGTGGCGTGGGTGATCATCCACCACATCACCGGCAAGGCCGAGCGCTCCTCGTGGACCGAGCCCGAGGACCTCTGGCGTGGTGCGACTCGCCTGGCCGACTGGGCGTCGACGAGGGTCACCGTGCTCCCGCACTACACCGAGGCGCAGTACAAGGAGCTCGGCATCAGCCGGCGAGAGGCACGCCGCCACGCCAACGTCCACTTCCTCCGCCGCTCCACGCCAACCGACGACTTCACCATGCGCCTCGACCAGGGCTGGTGGGTGGCGTGGGAACCTGAGGGCGAGGAGACAGTGTCGCCGACCCTTGCCCTCGCTCGGGCCCTCTCCGACGCCGGCGGCGTGTGGACCTCGATGCGCCAGGCCGCCGACGCTCTCGGGGTTGCTCGAGCTACCGCCACCCAGCGCATCGCCGATGCCGAGCGGGCCGGCCTGGTGCAGCTCGTCGAGGGCCCGAACAGGTCCACCGAGATCCACCTCGTCGAGGGCGTCCAGCACCCTTGGGCGGCCCGCACGACCGTCGTCGAGGACGCCGAACCTGAGTGGTCAGCGGGTGGCCAGTGGGTGGCCAGTGACCACTCGAGTGTGATTTCTGGCCACCCGCTGACCAGTGGGGAAAGTGTGTCTGACCAGGGAAAACACCCCGACGACCACACTCCGGTGGTCAGTGGGTGGCCAGAACCACTGACCACCGCAAAACCCCAGGTCAAGTGTGGTACGGACGAGTGGCCAGATCACCCCCCCTACTACGTAGGGGGGGGTCCTGGAGACCCCCACCCCGTAGCGGGTGAGGGTCCCAGTGCCGCGCTCGACGCCGATGAGACCGACGTTGACGACCAGGCCGACGACGGCATCGAGGAGGGCACCTCGTGGCTCTTCTGACCGCCCGCCTCGAGATCCGCCACGCCGACGGCTGGTGGCTCATCGTCGCCCACGACCCCGCCACCGCCTCGACCGTCGTCCTCGGCAAAGAACGCCTCGCCCGAGACGCCCAGACCGCCGCCCACGGAGCCGCACGCTGGCTCCCCATCCACGTCCACGACCACCTCCAGGAGATCAACCCGTGACCGACCAGGAGAAGCTCCTGACGAGGCGTGACGTCCGATCGTCGAAAGGCGCGCTGCACCGATTCCCCATCGAGGACCTCGCTGCGGCGCTGAGGGTCGATCTGGGGGTCTCTGGTGGGCATCGGCCGGGTGATCCGGTGTCAGGTCTGGCGCTGTTGGCCGAGATGGTCGGTGTGTCGTACTCGACGGTGCAGCGCCGCCAGCGGGACGGGCTCAGCGAACGTGACGCCGACGAGTGGGCGATCAGGTGCGGCATGCAGCCGGAGCTCGTGTGGCCGGCCCTGCTCCGCGTCGTTCCGTTCGACCGGCTCGTCGGCGCGGCGGCGGCCAACGCGGCGAAGTCCAGGTGCCCGAGAGGGCACCGCTACGACCGGTACTCGGGTGGCCGCCGGCGCTGCTCGACGTGCTCTACGGCCAGCGTTGTCGCATCCCGGCAACGGATGGCAACCCGTGAACAGTGCCAACAGGAGGCGAACACCATGACCGAGAAGCTCTACACCGTCCGGGAGGTCGCCCGACGCTGGCAGGTGTCGGACCGCACCGTCCACCGTCGGGTCGCCGAGGGCACCCTGCGGTCGACCAGGATCGGGGCCCTCGTCCGGTTCCGCCTGGCCGACATCGAAGCCGCCGAGGTGACCGCCCCCACCACCACGATGGGGTCGTGAGGACACCGGTCACCGAAACCGAGAGGGAGCGCATCCTCGAGCTCGCCCGTGCCGGCATGGGGTGCCGTCAGATCGAACGCGAGACCGGGAGAAGCCGCACCACCGTCTCGAACATCTGCGCCGCCGCCGGCGTGTCGTTCGACCGGTCGGCCACGAAGGCGGCCGTCGCCGCGAAACGAGTCGACAACGCCGCCCGCCGCACCGAGCTGTCCCGCCGACTCCTCGAGCAAGCCCACGACCTCCTCGACCGGATCCACAAGCCGCACCTCGTGTTCAACTTCAACAAGGACGGCGAGTACACCGAGCACCTCCTCGACGGGCCCACCACCGGCGACATCCGCAACCTCATGGTCTCCGCCGGCATCGCCGTGCAACGCCACGCCGAGCTCGAACGCTTCGACGCCGAAGTCGACGGGCTCGCCGCCGTCGACCAGTGGCTGCGTTCGATGGTCACCGACGCCTCGGGGTGAGCGTCACCATCGAACCGCTCGCCGGGAAGGCCGCCGACGCCGTACGCCTCTCCGACGCCCGCCTGAACATCTACGAGGGCTCCGTGCGGTCAGGGAAGACCGTCGCCTCGCTGATCGCCTGGCTGATCTTCGTGCGCACGGGGCCGCCCGGGAACCTCCTGATGGTCGGCAAGACCGAACGGACCCTCAAGCGCAACGTCATCGACCCCCTGGTCGACATGCTCGGCCCGAAACGGGCCCGGTACAACCAGGGCACCGGCGAGCTCTGGCTCCTCGGCCGGCGCGTCTACATCGCCGGAGCGAACGACGAACGAGCCCAGGACCGCATCCGGGGTCTCACCCTGGCCGGCGCGTACGTCGACGAGGTCAGCGTGCTCCCCGAGTCGTTCTGGGCGATGCTGCTCACCCGCCTCTCCGTCGACGGGGCACGCCTGTTCGGCACCTCGAACCCGGACTCGCCGAACCACTGGCTGATGGTCGGCTACCTGAAGCGGGCGGCCCGTTGGCTTCGCCACGACGGCACGATCGTCGACGGAGACACCGACGCCCTCGACCTGCACCGCTTCTCGTTCCGTCTGGCCGACAACCCGAGCCTCTCCCCGGCGTACGTCAGCGCGCTGTCCGCCGAGTTCACCGGCCTGTGGCGCCTCCGGTTCATCGAGGGCCTGTGGGTCGTCGCTGAGGGTGCGATCTACGACGGCTTCGACCCTGAACCCGGCGCCGGTCACGTCGTGCACACCGACGACCTCCCGACGATCACCGAGTGGGCGGTCGCGATCGACTACGGCACGACTAACCCGTTCGCCGCGCTGCTCCTCGGCCTGGGCGACGACGACTGCGTGTACGTCGTCGCCGAGTGGCGATGGGAGTCCAAGCGTGAGCACCGGGCGCTCACCGACGCCCAGTACAGCGCCCGGCTCCGCACCTGGGTTGCCGACCTCGCCGAGGCCCGAGGTGAGCAGATCGTCCTCGACCGGATCATGGTCGACCCCTCCGCGGCGTCGTTCGTCGCCCAGCTCTGGGCCGACGGTTGGGACGGGGTGCGCGGCGCCGACAACGCCGTCTCCGACGGGATCCGCTCCGTCGCCTCGCTCCTCGCCGCCCGCAAGCTCAAGATCCACACGTCATGCACCGGGCTCCTCGACGAGATCGTCGGCTACGTGTGGGACCCCAAAGCGTCAGCGAAGGGCGAGGACAAGCCGCTGAAGCAGAACGACCACTCGTGCGACGCGCTCCGCTACGGGATCACCGGCACCCGCCCCTGGTGGCGGCACCTGCTGTCCGTGCCGGTCACCGAGGACGCCTGACCGGTCCGGCTCTCACACTGGGGCCGTGCCGCTCCCCGACAACCCACAGTCAGCGTGGCCGCCGGTGAAGTGGCAGCCCTACGCCGCGGACGTCACCGAGGCCGAAGCCTGGTACTCGGGGGAGACCGCCAAGCTCGAAGCCGTGTACGGAGGCACCACCAAGGATCCGGTGCGGCGCGTGAAGTTCTGGACCCGCCGTTCGAACGACACCTCCCGCCGGCCCCAGCACCGGGTCCACGTGCCCGCCGCCGCCGACATCGCCGCGACCGGCGCCGACCTGCTCTTCGGTGACCCGTTCACCCTGGTGTGCGACAACGACACCACCAGCGAGCACCTGGCCGAGCTCATCGAGCAGATGGGGCTGACGAACACCCTGCTCGAAGCCGCCGAGATCGCCTCCGGGATGGGTGGCGTGTACCTGCGCCCCACCTGGGACCTCGAGGTCGCCGGCCACCCGTTCCTGTCGACCGTGCACCCTGATCGGGCGGTCCCCGAGTTCCGGTGGGGGCAGCTCGTCGGCGTGACGTTCTGGGCGGTCGTCGAGGACACCGGCACGAAGGTTCTCCGCCACCTCGAGCGCCACGAGCCCGGTGTCGTCGCTCACGGCCTCTACTCGGGCACGAAGCACACCCTCGGCCGGCGCATTCCACTGGAGGACCACCCCGAGACCGCGGCGTTCGTCGGCCCGAACAGCGACGGGGTCATCGACCTGGCCGCCGCCTACGGGATCGAGCACACGATCGCCCGGTATGTCCCGAACGTGCTCCCGAACCGCCGGCGTCGTGGCCAACCGATCGGCCGGTCGGACACTTCCGGTCTCGAAGCGCTCATGGACGGCCTCGACGAGACGATGACCGCCTGGGTCCGTGAGATCCGCCTCGGCAAGCTCCGCCTCGTCGTCCCCGACGAGTTCCTGCAGCGCCGGTCGCGTGGCTCGGGCGCCGAGTTCGACACCGACACCGAGATCTACTCGCCACTCAACATGGACCCAGCGTCCCGGGACGGTTCCGGCATCGAAGCCGTGCAGTTCACGTTGCGCACCACCGAGTACGCGGACACCTGCCGGGCCCTGTTCGAGCAGATCGTGTCGTCGGCCGGCTACTCCCCGCAGTCGTTCGGGATGCACGGCGACGGCGGCACCCAGACCGCCACCGAGGTCGACGCCCGCGAATCGAAGTCCGAACGGACCACGGACAGGAAGCGCCGCTACTGGGCGCCGCAGTTGACCGCCGCCGCCGAGGACCTGCTGACCATCGACCGAGTCGAGTTCACCTCCGGCGTCGACCCCGAACGCCCCCGCATCGAATGGCCCGACCTGTCCCGCCCCGACATCCGCGACACCGCCAGTGCGCTGAACCTGATCAACCTCGCCCAGTCCGCGTCGATCGAGACCAGGGTGCGCCTCCTGAACCCCGACCTGGGCCCCGAGGAAGTCGACGCTGAGGTCGGCCGGATCCGCGACGAGCTCGGCCTGGCCGTCGGCGACCCGACCGGTGGGCTGCTGCCGTGATCCCACGCAACGACCTGGACGACCTTTGTTCAGACCCCGACGCGGCGTGGTGGGACTCCGACGACAGCCGGTGGGATGAGGCGTGGATTGATGATCGTCGTGGTTCGCTGCTTGCCGACTTCCCAGCGCAAGGTATCCGGGTGCGGGGTGGCAATCTCGTAGAGGAACCGACCAAGAAGCAATCCGACCCCGACGATCCGCAAGGTCGTCGGGCCATGAGTTGGGCACGCTATGGGGAGTCCGCCCCCCATACTCCCGCCCCCCGCCCACCTCGGGTGTGCGGCTGCGAGTGTCGACGGTGTGCCACCCGTGCCGGCGGTTGACCACGAGCTGACCCTCCGGGCAGCGAAGGGCGTCGCCGACGCCTACGGGGACGCCGTCAGCGAGCTGCTCCGCATCGTCGCCGGCCGACTCGCCCGGGGGATCACCGACCCGGGGTGGGCCGAAGCGAAACTCGCTGAGACCGTCGAGCTGCGCCGTGCCGCCCAGGTCCTCGTCGACCGCCTCGTCAACGACACCCCCGCCCTCGTCGCCGACGCCCTCGA